ATTTTTTCAATCGTTGTAGCAGAACCTCCTGCTCCACCTGTACCTTTACCAATAAAGATAATATCAGAGCCTTCTGCATGAGCTAACTCAGCATTTGCAAGGCTTGTTGGTGCTGAAGATCCTGTTGATCTTTTTATGCGTACTGTGTTAGCCATTTTTAGAAGTTCCCTCCGTCAACGAGTGTAAGTTTGGTGGTTGTGCTATCTGCTTTTATGGTATCAGAAGCAGCGTGATAGTACAGAACTGCATCGTCAACTTTGCCAGATATATCAAAATTGACACCAGCTACGGCAGGACCTTGCGGACCTTCAGTGGCAATCTGTACTGTTGCAGCAATACCCTCTGTTACTGTTACTGTATTTGTAGTTTCATTTACACTTACAGTATTTTTCTGTTCTGTAATTTGAACACTATTCATGCGGTGTAACCTTCAGATACAAATATTGTACCTTCTAAATAATATTCTTTCTTACCCGAACTATTAGTTAATAAAACATCGTACTTTAGTACATTTGGTGTAAAAGTAGCTGTCTGAGTATCTGTCAATGATAATTTTACTTGACCATTAGTTCTGCTTGTATAAGCAACTGTAAAATCAGCAAATTTTGTGGTACGTGTTTCTTCCCAAACCTGTGCAGCAACGGTAAAACCAGTTAAATTTATTGCAGCATTACTGGAGTCTTTAAAAACCAAATCTAAATCATGGTCAGACCTTCTTTGAAGATTAAAATTATAAGTACCTGGTTCGATTGCCATAATTAGAATTTAATAATGTACATCATAGCGATGTTACGAGGTCTTGATTCTCCTCCATTAGATCCAGTTGTACCTGAAACACTGTGTGTATGGTTTGAATTTAATGTTACCTGTCCGCAATCATTACTATCTGGACTACCTGGAGTACTGCCTGCATTAAATCCAGTTTGTTTTGAAAATACACCACCTGCGGAACCGTGATTATTAAAGGATTCCGAAATTCTTGTAATAGTACCTGTCATATTATGATTAGCTGTACTTAAAGATCCTGCTGAGTGAGTGTGAGCTTCGTTTTGATCTGATTGTGCTTGCAGCATATTTCTACCACTATCAACACCTCTTCCATTATCAAAACCTCTTATAAATTCACCTCTTAAATCAGGTAAATTAGCACCAACTAAGTTTCTTAGAGGAGCAAAATTTGCAGTTACATTTTGTACTGTTCCTGTTCCATTCGGTAAAGCATCACCATTGCACTCTAAATAACCCGAAGGAACAGATGTATGAGCTATACAAAAAACAGAACCTATAGGAACACCCTGTACGGCTGAAAAAGATAAAGCTCCTGAGCCATCAGTTTGTAAAAACTCTCCAGAGTTTCCGTCATTCGAGGGCAAAGTAAGAGTTACATTAGCACTTAATGAAGAAGGCGACTTTAAAGCAACAAAAGGAGCACCACTAGAATCTTGCAATCTTAATGGTAGTCCATTAGTAATATCTAAACCTGCATCACTTATAGAAACTCTTGCAGTTCCAGCCGTAGAAAATCCTATCGTATTAGCACCAGATCTAAACATTCCTGTATCTGTGTCGTTATCAAACGCATAAGCTGGAGATCCAGCAGCCGATCCATCATCACCTAAGATCTGGCCTGTCATAGTACCGCCTGATCTAGGCAATAAACCTAAATTTGCTTCATTAACAGAGCCAACAGTTGTAAACCCATTATTAGCTGCGTTTCTTATCTTTAAATTATTATTATCAGCAGTATCAACATAAGGCATAAAAGCCTCTGGATTTGTTGGATCTATACCTCCACTATTAAGGGTTTTTATTGCTTCAAAAACAGCATTAAGGTCACTTCTTACAGAAGCTCCTGACGCATTGGCTATATTATAATCTCCAACTTGTGCCATTTAATAAATACTTTTCTCCATATTACACCCCTTTACCGTAACCGACAGCTTGGAATGTAAATTTCTTATTAACTGGATTGTTATTACTATCTTTAATACTTATGTTAAATCCTGTTCCCGTTACGATTGCTCCTGCTGCATTTAAAAAATCACCATTAGCATTTGTCTTTATCGTAAAATATTCACCTGTAGCAGCACCCATTATTGTTATACCAACTGAAGGTTTAAAAGCATTTGCTCCTCCCAAATTAGAAGTTCCGACAAAAAATGGTGATCCAAATGTTACATCTAGTCCAGAAGCAGAAGTTCCAGAATCTTGAGGCAATGTAGACGTTCCACTGACTGTCTGATAATTTTGTTCTGTCCTTGATTGAAACTCTGCGGTATAACCTGCTTGTTGTACATTCATATTTTGTGCAGTGTTTGTTGTTTCTAAAATTAATTTAAACTTAAATCTACGACCTTTGAATGTACCATTAGCAAAGTTATTAAATGCACCAAAAGAACCTGATGCTGTTTGTGATGTTGCTACTTGTATCTGACAGTTGGCTTCATCTGCTGCTAAACCATCAAAATTACCATTTAAAGCATAATCATCTATAAAAGACCCTGCTGGAATTACATCCTCAAAAGTACTAACAAATTGAAAAGTACAATTAGAACTTGAAACTGTTTGAGAACTGCCAGCCGTAAAAGTAAAGGTGTTAGTAGCAACTGAAGCTATAACAAATGTGCCGTCAACACCTGCTCCAGATATTGCATCAAATATAATAGTGCCTCCCACTGATAATCCATGAGAATTGCTTGTTATTGTGACTGTAGTTCCTGATTGAGTATAAGTCGCTGTTATAACTGCACTATTCGCAGAAAAACCAACAGACCTAATCACTCTTTTTAAATCAAGAGAAAATACAGCACCTAAATCTAAAATATCTTTAAAAGCGTATTCTCCTGTTTGATTCGTAGCTGGGTTTGTAAGTTGTAAAGCACTAGCAGTATTACTAAATGTTGTATTTGTTTTTGTACCTTGAAATGCAGGGCTATCTAAATCTTCTCTGTCTTGCAGAATAACTTGAGTATCAACTAAATCAGGTAAGTCCTGAATAATAGAAGCCTCTCCAACACTAAAGTTTCCCTGATCGTCCTGAAATTTTAAAATATACTCCCCTTCTAAACTGGGTAAAACCACATCTGTAGTATTACCAGCAAGGGCAGTAACAAGGTCAACAGAATTTTGGAACGTACCGCTTCCGTCCGTCAGATTACTGTGCCTCACATAAACTCGTCCTCCATGAAGAACATCTGGATCAACAGCTTGAGTCCATCTCAACCTTACTAATTTATTAGTAAT